GCCTGAACCGGTAAGATATGGCAATAAGGCAAGTAATGGTATTGGTTTCAATATTGATTGCTTTCTTTGGCTTCGTAGTAACTATCCAGCAGACTTACAGAAGATAATTAAGGCGTTTCCAATGAGTGGAAGAATTTTATTTGAGTATGATAATGGAACTAAGTAAGTATATAAAGAGTGATTCAGTAGAGCTTAACCGTTCTGCCATTCACTTTGCCAATTATAATCCGAGAAAACTTTCTGATGAATCACGCAAAACATTAAAGCGTGGTATTAAGAAGTTCGGCTTGGTAGGTGGAATTGTTGTGAACAAGCGTACTGGATTGACAGTGGTCAGCGGGCACCAGCGTTTATCTGTCATGGATGAGCTGCAAAAGTATCCCGATAACGACTATCGTATTCGTGTCGATGTCATTGACGTAGACGAAAAACAGGAAAAGGAGTTGAACATTTTAATGAATAACCCCAATGCGCAAGGTACTTGGGATTTCGACGCTCTTGCGCAGATTGTTCCTGATATTGATTGGAAAGACGCAGGTCTGACTGATGCTGACCTAAACATGATTGGTGTTGATTATCTGTTGCAGACTGAAGAAGAAAGCTCCATTGCTGATGCCCTCTCTGATATGATGTCGCCTGTTACCGAACAGAAAGAAGCCGATAAAGCCGCCAAGCAATTAGAGCGTGCCGAAAAGGTAGCCCACATGAAAGATGTCAAACAACAGGTAAAGGAGAATGCACAGAAGCAAGCCGAGGATATGGATGCTTATGTGATGTTATCCTTTGATACCTATGAAGCGAAAGCTGCTTTTTGTGAACGATTCGGGTATGAGTCGGATATGAAGTTTATCAAGGGAGAAGTATTTGATGAGCAAATTGAAAGGATTGATTAAAATGAAAGCATCAGAAGAATTTGGAGAAACTATCGACACGATAGATAACTTATTAGGAGCATTGGAAATTCCTATGCCATCCGAGTTTCATGTAAAACAGATGAAACATGAATTGAAAGAAATTTCTGAAAAGTTAAAGCGGATTTTCGTTGAGGAAGAAGGCGAAAATCCTTGGAGTGAATAAACGATATGAATAGTGAATCTCAAAATATAAAAGGTCGTGGAGGAAGAAAGCCTAAGTTTGATTATACAAGCGAAGACTTTCTTTCTCTCATAGAAAAGTATGCCCAAAAGGGATTCACGGATAAGGAAATAGCTTTGGCTATTGGATTGTCACCGCAAAAGTTCTGTGAGAAGAAAGGGCAATACAAAGAATTAAGTGAAGTATTAGTGCGTGGGCGGGCAACGATTACTGCAGCCGTAAGGGCAAAATACCTTGCAATGGCTATGGGGGGAGTCAAGGTTAAGAGTGAAACCCGTAGATTCATTCAAGAGAAATGTCACTGTATGGGAGAAGATGAAAAATGTCCAGATTGTGGCGGGACCGGATGGGTAACGCTTACCGATAAATCCATTGTTCAAGAAACAATAAGCGAACTTGCTCCAAGTTTACAGGCTCAATCAGTTATTCTGTACCACTATGATGAAGACTGGAAGAAAACAGAGCGTAAGCTTGACGAAGAAGCTGACATTCCTACCGACATAAACCACGGTATCAGTATTGATTCATGGATTAAAGATAAACTGAAATGATAGAACCCCAGGCGATATACCACCCTCTGTACACCGATAATGAGAAATTCATTATCCTTATCACCGGTGGTCGCGGCTCCGGCAAGTCCTTCAATGCTTCCACTTTCATCGAACGGCTGACCTTTGAAATGACGGAAGCCGAGAAGATTGTTCATCAGATTCTCTACACCCGCTACACGATGGTTTCTGCCGGTATGTCTATCATCCCCGAAATGATGGAGAAGATAGAACTTGATGGAACTACCAAATATTTCAAGACCACCAAGACGGATATAGTCAACAAGATGACCAAGAGTCGTATCATGTTCCGGGGTATCAAGACTTCATCAGGTAATCAGACGGCAAAACTGAAATCCATTCAAGGTATTACTACCTTTGTCTGTGATGAAGCGGAAGAATGGACCAATGAAGAAGAGTTCGACAAGATAATGCTCTCCATCCGTAAGAAAGGCATTCAAAACCGGATTATCATCATAATGAACCCGTGTGATTCCAATCACTTCATCTATAAGAAATACATTGAGAACACTCACAAACTTGTAGAGATTGACGGCGTGCAGGTTCAAGTCTCCACTCACCCGAATGTACTCCACATTCATACTACCTACCTGGATAACTTGGAAAATCTTTCCCCGGAGTTCTTAAAAGAGGTGGAGGATATGATGATGAACAATCCCGAAAAGTATGCTCATGTTGTCATCGGTCGGTGGGCTGACGTTGCGGAAGGTGCAGTGTTCAAAAAGTGGGGCATCGTTAAGGAGTTTCCGGCTTATGCAAAGAAAGTAGCTCTTGCTTCTGACTGGGGTTATACCAACGACCCGTCAACAGGTATTCGTTGTGGCATCGTAGACAACCGACTTTATGTGGATGAGTTATTCTATGAAACAGGAATGCTCACAAATGCCATTGCCGAAAAATTGAAGCCGTGGGGGCTGAAAGTCTACGGAGATAGTGCCGACCCTCGTTTGATTCAGGAAATCAAAAATAGGGGTGTGAATATCTATCCGGTAGATAAATTCCCTGGTTCTATTAAAGCCGGTATTGACAAGATACATGAGATGGAACTATTCGTTACTGAACGTTCATACCATATCATTGAGGAACTCCGTAAATATGTTTGGGATAAAGACAAAGACGGGCATTATATCAATGAGCCGGTAGACGCCTGGAATCACTGTATAGACCCTATTAGATATTATATCTTGGGGCACATTTTAGGACGTATTTTGAAGCCGAAAGATTTAACTGGAATATTCACACACTAAAAATATAGATTATGCCATTAACGCTTGAAGAAATATTAGCATTGCCTGACATCGGGCAGAAAATAAGCTACTTGAAGAAAGGTAGAAAAACCGAGCTCCCCGACCGTTGTGAACTTTGGGACGACTGGAATCCCAAACGCCATGAAATCATGGTGGATAAAGAGAAGTATCCAGACAGAAAGGTGCTTGAAAAAGAAGCGGAGAAAGTTTTCGATGAAGAGACCGGTAAAACATACGAAATTGAAGCGAAGTACAAGGACGAACCGGTAAACCGTATTTCTATTCCATTGGAACAGGATATAGTGAACATTCAAACAGCTTTCACTGTCGGGACCGAGCCATCTATGGATTGCACTCCGACCGATGATGACGAGAAAAAGCTGCTGGATGCTGTCAAGGCTGTATTTAAGTCCAATAAAATCAAGTATCAGAACAAGAAGATTGTCCGTTCTTGGCTTTCTGAGCAGGAAGTAGCCGAATATTGGTATGTGACCGATGATGATTCGTTTTGGGCTAAGTTTTGGAAGAAAGTTAAGACTGCCTTCGGAGGAAAGGTAAAGCCTACCAAGAAGCTAAAAAGTGTGTTGTGGTCTCCATTCCGAGGGGATAAACTTTATCCGTTCTTCAATGATGAAGGGGATTTTATAGCTTTCTCACGTGAGTACAAAAAGAAGCTCATGGATGATTCGGAAGTCACCTGCTTTATGACTATTACGGACAAGATGGTTTATCAGTGGGATTTATCTAAGGGTTACGAGGAAAGAACTTCTTTCGCTCACGGATTCCCCAAACTACCGGTTCTCTATGCCTATCGTCCCGAACCTTATTGCAAGAAGATAAAGACCTTCCGCGTTCGGTTGGAGAAACTTTTATCCAACTATGCAGATTGCATTGACTATCATTTCTTCCCATTATTGAAGCTAATTGGGGAAGTGACTGGGTTTATTGGCAAGACAAAGGATAGAAAAGTTAAACTGGAAGCTGGTGCTGATGCTCAATATCTGACTTGGAATCAAGTTCCGGATACGGTGAAGTTCGAAGCTGAAACCCTTACCAATATGGCTTATGATATGTCTAATACTCCACGCATTTCTTTCGAAACATTGAAAGGTGTTGGTAAGGCTTCAGGTACCGCTTTCCGTTTCATGTTTATGGGTGCGCATATGAGTGTGAGTAATCATGCGGAAGTGATAGGGGAGTTTTTACAGCGAAGGGTTAATTTTCTTGTTTCTGCTTTAGGGACGATTAATCCCACCGAGTTCAACAAGGCATCACAGACTATTGATATTGAGACAGACTTGGTTCCGTTTATGATTGATGATTTAAATGACAAGGTTACTACTGCTGTTTCCGCAGTAAGTGGTGGTATATGGTCAATCCGTGAAGGTATTATGTTTGCCGGGAATGCGGATAGAATTGAAGAAGAACTGAAGGAAATTGAAGAAGAACAAATAAATGGGCAGAAAAAAGAAGATTCAGTTTCTCAAAATGTATCATAAATGTAGACTAATAATGGCTGATGGTTAAAAAAACGTAATTCGGGGTGTGTGGGCGAAATAGTAATACCTTGAAAATTATATAGTTGTATGTTCTATGGGAGTTTATTTCACTCCGTTATAAATTCAGAATACGTATATAGTAATATAACTATAAAAAATAGAAAGTATGAAAGTAAAAATGCAAAAGGGTAATGACAGTTTTATCTTTTACATCCGGAAAAATTTTCCGACCTGTAAGTATGATAACCAAGTTTTAGGACGTTTGATTTGGCTATGGATAAAGAAGCACGCCAATGGAGTTAAGCTAGGAATACCTAAAAAGTGTGATTGGAAAGGATATGTTGATAAAGTAGGGAAGTTTGAGCTACCTGATAAAGCAACTCAATTCGAATTTGACGGAGATTGCCTTGTGTTCCTATATGCTGAATTAAATAGATTGGGCTCTATAAAATAATTGCTGTAGATTGTATGGAAGTGGCGATTGCTGAAAATAGCGGAGTCATCATTATTATTGCGGTTACAAATTATGAAATATAATTTTGAAATTCAGAATTAATTTCATATCTTTGTAGTATGAAAAATGAGTAACCATGAGAATATTTACAGAACAGTCTTTAAAAGAATATGCAGAATCACACCCCGATTCAAAGGTGGCTTTGCAAGAATGGACTACTATTGTTAAAAGAAGTGAGTGGACATGTTTTGCTGATGTTAAGAAGACTTTTAATAGTGTGGATAATGTAGGTAATCAGCACTATGTTTTTAACGTCAAAGGTAATAATTATCGATTAGTTGTGGTCATTAAATTCACAGTTAAGTTTGTATATATCCGCTTTATTGGTACTCATAAAGAATATGATAAAATAGATTGCACTAATATTTAGAGCTTATGACAAAGATAGAAAATCAAGCCCAATATGAATGGGCAGTGAAAAGAGTAGAGGAGCTTCTTCCATTTGTGAAAGATGATACTCCTTTGAATGATCCTAACAGCATAGAACTGGAGCTTCTTTCTAATCTTGTTGCTGATTATTCCGAAGAACATTTTTCTTTGGGAGAACCTTCACTTGTTGATGTTCTTAAGCTTCGTATGTATGAAATGGGGCTTAATCAGAAATCACTTTCACAGTTGATAGGTGTTAGTCCCTCACGTCTTAGCGATTATATATCTGGTAAGTGTGAGCCCACTTTGAAGGTTGCACGTGAAATAAGCCGGAAGCTAAATATTGATGCAAATATAGTGTTAGGAGTATAAATTTAAAGAATAAACTACTATGGAAAAGAAATATCAAGTATTTGTTAGTTCAACATATCAGGATTTAATTGAAGAACGACAAAAGGTTATTGAAGCATTATTGGGCAAAAATTGTTTTCCTGTTGGAATGGAGTATTTTCCTGCGGCTAATGACGACCAATTTACAGTTATCAAGAAATTAATAGATAGATGTGATTATTATATTTTAATTATTGGAGGACGCTATGGTTCAATAGAACCTAAGTCAAGGAAGAGTTATACTCAACTGGAATTTGAATATGCTATAAGCAGGGGCATTCCTGTTGCTTCATTCTATCATGCAAAACCAAGTGAATTGCCTGCAGAAAGAGTTGAACCAACAGATGTGGGAAAACAAAAACTAGGGGAATTTAAAACAAAAGTTCAAGAGAAATTATGTGATTCATGGAAAGAACCTTATGAATTAGCGTTCAAAGTTAGTAAAAGTTTAGATTATTTATTTGAAAATTCTCCTCGTGTGGGTTGGATGAAAGCAGATGAAATATCTTCGGCTGAAGCGAATAAGGAAATATTGCTTCTGAAGAAGGAAAATGAGAAATTACTAGAGCAAGTTAATCGACTTTCATTACGAGCGCCTATTGGCTCTGAGAACTTTCAGCAAGGGAATGATGTATATAGTATAATTTTCCATAAACGTCCATCTTTTTCGTGGGATAATGATGAAGAATATGAAGAAAAGGATGATATTCTGAGAGATGTTTCCTGGAATGAAATATTTTTATCAATAGCTCCTGGACTATTTAATCCTGTTCCTTATACTGAGATTCAAAACTATCTATTTAAACCTATACACAAATTATTGGGAATTAGTGAGCAAGATTATATTATTGATAAAAAGAATCAAGAGGTAATTGAAATACAGCTTTTAGCTTTAGGACTTATAGAAACTGATAAGGTTATAGAGAATGGTGTATATACATACTGTACTTTAACTCCATATGGACGAGCAGAGATGGTTAAATTGAAGGCTATAAAGAAATAGAATAAAAAAGCGTGATTCCATTCGGTTTCACGCTTTTTTATTCTATTCCTTCACAATCTCTTCTTAGTGAATTCTTAACCCTCCAATAATTTCCCTTCCACCTACTTACTTCCTACTTTTATACCGTATTCACGACAATGGTTCTATTGTCGTGAATAGGAAACTTAAATATTTACTAATCAACTGTATTGGTGGTATTTTTACTTCCGCAAATTGAATCTCAAATTTTAATTCATACAGTATGACAATTTTAGAACAAATCTTAGCGGGTCTCCAAACCAAGTTTACTGGGGTGGATGCTGCTATTCTCACCCGAATTGCCACTAAAAAGGCAGAGGGTGTAACGGACGAGACAAAGGTAAACTCTATTGTTGAGGGTATCAGCTTTTCGGACGTGTTAAATTCCTACGGCGATTTCCGTGCCGGGGATGCTACCCGTACTTCTGTTCAGAACTACGAGAAGAAGCATAACCTTAAAGACGGTAAGCCAATCGAGAATCCCAATCCTAACCCAAATCCGAAGCCGGAAGACAAGAAAGATGATGTACCTGCATGGGCACAAGCTTTGATTGATTCAAATAAGAATCTTTCGACTGAACTTTCCGCTTTAAAGCAAGAAAAATTACAGGCTACCCGACAGGAACAGATTATGGCAAAGGCAAAGGAGTATGGTATTCCCGAAACATTCGCAAAGCGTTATGCGATTCCCGATGATGCGGACTTAGATACTTTTTTCAAGGAGGCAAAGCAGGAACTTGCTAATATAGGCTTTAGCGGTGTGAACCCTCCCGAATCAGCGGAGACGAAGATTGAGAAAGAAAACGAATCTATCGCTGGTATGATTTCGGAAGGTACAAAAACGATTGTTGAATCTAAAAAGTAAATTAAATGGCAGCAGGTACACATTATGACTTGAAACCGGATTATAAGCCGGAAGAGTTTTACCGTGTTGAAACAGGTGTGAGAAAGAGCGGACCGTGGAAGTTGGACATAGCCAATTTGGTTGTTGGTTCTTTCTTACCCGTATTCACCCCGGTTCAGGCTGATTTGGTAAAACGTACATTGGTTCCGGTTCGCAACGTGAAGGTTGTAGAAGCCTACACGGCCGGAGCTGATGCTTTATCAATCAAAATTGCAAAGGAATCGCTGGCTTATGTCGGTATGTTTATTGGAAGTGGTAAAAAAGGAGCAAAAGTAATCGCTATCGATAAGACTAACAAGGGCTATGATGTCCTGACTATTGAAGCGACTTTCGGTGAAAATATCTCTAAGGATGCAGTTCTATTTGAAGCGACTGCAGTAGCAGGCACAGTGAAGAAGAATACAGCGAACTTCGTTCTTTATGACGCGAAGAAAGTCGAGAGCGATGGAGCTGTCCTCTGTACTCTCTTGATACAAGCCTATGAGGTAAAGGAAAGTAAGTTAGTTCTTCCGATCCATGAATTGGATAAGGTGGGATTGACAAGTCGTTTCCAGTTTGAGTATTAATCATTAAAAGTTTAGATATGAATTTGACCATACAAACTTTATTCACAGACCCCGCAATCGTTAAGGCGATTATCGACCGTGTGCTTCAGATGAGATTGGACACAATCTATTGGAAGCAATACGGAGATTTCTTGGAAACTAAAACCCGTGTTTTTAAGACTTATCTTGGGACAGTAACGGGTGTTGTTGCTGGTTCTATTATTGGCAAGAACGATCAGAAACCGTTAAGGGAAAGGCGTTCACTTGGAAGCGGTTATACTGAAATCGCTTACTTGGGCGACCGTTATCAAATGGATATCGAACGTTTGTCGCAGTTGCAGGATATCATTGATAAGTTCAATGCTGCCAATACTGCAGAACAAAGTACAATCTTACAGGAGATTATCGACTTTATTGTTGATGATTATCGTCAGATTTTACTTGCTCCACACAAGCGTATGGATATCGTTGTTCCTGGATTGTTGATGACTGGTAAAGCACAGGTTCACTTGGCTGACAACAAAGAAAATATCGAGTTGCTCGATATCGAGTTGCCGTTCCACTTCCTTACTCCAGAAGCTGCAGTAAAGGATAAGTTTATCTCTTACTTACAGCAGGAGATTCAAAAGCTGAAAGCTAAATACGGTGTGTTCTCCAAGATGATTATGTCTCGTAGTACATTCATGAAGAACATTGTAGGTGCTTCCGAGTTTGGGGATAAATTCAAGATGATTCTTGGCGAGCGTGAGTTCATGGTTAACGCTGGGTTGGTGACTGACCAAATGGCATCCAGCGTATTTACTGGAATCGGGCTTCCTGCTATCGAGATCAAGGAGGACTATGTAGAGAATCAGGCGGGCGAGAACGTGCAGATTTATGCTGATAACCGTATTACCCTGTTGCAGACTGATAAGGTGATGAAGATGCGCCACCATAAGCCGTATGTAATGACCGATCCGGTTCCGGGACGTTCTTATAATACCGCTGAAGGTCAAATGTCGGTATGCAACTATCGTGACGAAGAAGGTCGATACATGGAGTACACTGCTGAGTGGATTCCTGAGTTTACTTCTCCGAATAAGATTGTGAATTTCGATTTATCAACCATGAACGCTATCCCGGAGGGATAAGGAGGATTCTATGAAGATTAAAGTGATTGATATTTTCTGCGACAAGTTTACTGGCGAAGTGTATAATCCGGGTACAATCCTCGATTTTGAAGACGAAGCCCGTGTGAAAGATCTTTCGGATCGTAAACTTGCCGAAGTTATTGAAGAGAAGAAAGCCTCTAAGGGGATTGTTCTCTTCGAGCAGGAGTTTGAAAAAAAAGACGTTGTAGAAGCATTGAAGTCTATCGGTGTTTCTGTAACTGCAAATATGAGAGAGGGAACACTTCTTTCTAAAGCAGGCGAACTGGATGAAGAAAAGACTTCTGCTTTGAAAGAAGCATTAGGTATCGAATAAAAGGGATAGGGTAGTATCTTTCCCTTCCATTGTTTAATTTTATAAATCAGTAAAGAGATGAAGAATTTTATTTTTGCCATGTGTGGCTTTTTGATGATGTCCTTAGTTTCGTTGGGCGTACAGGCATCAAGTTTTAGCGAACCTATTTTGCCAAAATCAGATGTCGTGATGGTTGATGTTGGTCTGCCGATGATTCAGAACGAGGTCGTTAAAATCGTTCCTATGGATTACTTGGTGTTAACAGCCCCGCAACCTGTATTTGTTATTGCTGAAAGTCCGGCTATTCAAAGCAAGCTGGTTACTGTTCCTAAATGTCCGTTCCGATACGTATATAAATCGAAGCATTGTACGCATTATAGTTACACTGCATATAGTAGATTGATTACACCATACTAAGATGACGGCAAACGACTACATACAACAGAAGTTTCAGACCTTCGGCATTCAACTGTCGGAGGCTGACCTTTTGGATATTGTAGAAGATGCTGGATTAGAGAACGGAGATGTTGAACGAGATGCAAGCAATAAAGTTCGTGTGTCCGTGGCGATGGCTAAGTTCATCCCCTCTCTTTTACTTCGACCCGTTTCAATGGGAGAGGGGGGAGTTTCAGTCTCTTGGAATTTTGACGGAATCAAATCCTATTATTTCTTTCTGTGCAAACAATATGGATTGAAGGATGAATTGTCTAACAAATCTAAATGTACATTCCTATGATACCTAATTTCAGACCTCACATATTGCAATACCAGGTAATCATCGAAGGCTACGAAGACTATCTAGGCGATTATCATCCTGGTACATCTTCTTTTGAAGGTGAAATTCCCTGTCGGTATGAACCCAATGGTAAAGCCAATCAAGTAGTTTTTGAAGACGGGAAGGTCTACATATATCAATATGTGGTTTATCTGAATCAGAATTGTAGAGAGTTTAAGATAGGTGATGTTATCCGGCTATTAAACAATGGGTGCGTAATAGCTGAAAAACAGGTTCAAGGTTTTCACAGAGGACAATTAAATGCAAAACTATGGCTATAAGAATGACTACATCATTGTCGGAGATTAATGCTATGTTTGATACAGGGACTAAACAGATCGATTCGGTTACTATTCAGGCTTTGGCGAATCTAGGTAATGAGTGCGTGACAGAGGCTAGAGATAGATCACAAGAAGAAAGCTGGTTTAATCAAACTGGAAATCTTCGAAGCTCTGTTGGTTATGTCGTTGTTGCTCATGGGGAGATTGTGAAGACGTCCGGCTTTGAAACTGTCTTAAGTGGTTCAGAAGGATCGAAAACAGGTAAGGAACTAGCTGTTAGACTTGCTAAGAACTACTCAAGCGGATATGTGCTGATTGTCGTTGCTGGTATGCATTATGCCGAATATGTAGAAGCTAAAGGTAGTAAGTCTGTTCTTGCTTCTGCAGAGCTGTTGGCTCATGCTGAATTTTATCATATGATGGAGAAACTTAAAAGTCAGGTAGTAGGATGAAATCGGATATTGAAATAAAGGATGATGTTTACAAAATAATCAAAGGGTCTGAACTGGAGAAGGCTGTTACCGGGAAATTGAGCAAGACTCTAAGACCGCTTAACTCAGGCAAGGAAGATATTGTCATTTCTATGCTTGACAATGGCAAAGGACAGATTCAGGAAGCTTTTGTAAATGTGAATATCTATGTTCCCGATAATCTACGTGATGGGCAGGCTGAGGAGAATTCAGTCCGTCTGCGTCAACTCTGCAAACTGGCCGCTGAACTTTTAGAAGTGCAACGTGGAGAAGATTACCGTTTCACGCTGGATAAACAAAGGGTAATGGAAGTGAACGGTAAGAGCGAGCACTTCATCAATAACAAGTTATTGTATAAACAAGTAAACGAATAAGTATTATGGCACAATTATCATGGGGAAAACCCAAAATTGAATTTGGAAAGCTGGGTGCTGATGGAGCTGCACCTACTAAATGGGATAAGTTAGAATACGATCCGGTAGAAAACTCTACTAAACTAACGACAAGCAAAGGAGAGAAGAAGGAAGCTAAGGTTGAAGGCGGGGAAAATGAAGCGGTGAAGTATTCCAGAAATACATACGCTTTTGAGTTCGAGATCCGCGCGGCCAAAGGTAGAAGTAAACCTATCGAAGATGAGGATGGAGTAGTCAAGGAAGAATATGCTGTCCGGCTTACTCCTGAAGATTCGTCTGTCGAAGGGATTCTGATTGATCGGGCAACAGTTTCAGTAGAAGATACTTTCGATACGTCAGAAGGAAAGAAATGGAAATATACTTTTGACGCATTGAAACCTGCTACCGGCAATCAGGTTAAACCCTATACCGCAAGTGCTCCTGCACCTGAAGGTTAATAAAAGATTGTTTTCAGAAAAGAGTGCTTTAGCCGGCACTCTTTAATTATTTAGCACTATGGAAGATAAAGAATTGCTTGAAATGAACATTGCTGATACCATCATTGAGAGACCTGTCGGTTTCAATATTGGTAGTCAGCAATTTTATTTATATCCTCCTACGTTGGGGATAACTTATCACCTGGCAAGATTGTTCAGGAGCCTGGAGGCTGATGCCAGACTGATATCTGCTAATCCATATTTGGAAGCCATTCGGTTATGTACCGAAAAGAAGGAGATTGTTTGCCGAATACTGTCTAACTATACGTTCAACCGGAAGGAAGATGTCTTTGATGGTAGTAAGGTGGAAGTACGAGCGAAGGAATTCTCTGAGTTAGCAGCAGAAGAACTCGCTACCATATTTACAATCGTTCTGTCCGGAGATAATACAGAAGAGTTTATCAAGTACTTTGGAATAGACAAAGAACGCTTAGAACGTAGCAGGATAGCCGCGGTAAAGAAAGATAATAGCAGCGTTACCTTTGGAGGCAATAGTACCTATGGGACATTGATAGACTTTGCTTGTCAGCGTTATGGATGGACGATGGATTATGTCATGTGGGGAATCAGCTATGCTAATCTAAAGATGCTCATGGCTGATGCTATTACTACTATTTATTTGAGTGAGGAGGAACGGAAATTGCTTGGAAGAGGTGTAGGGGAGGTGATAAATGCGGATGATCCAAGGAATAGGGAACTGGTTAGGGAGATGATTAGAGAGTAATAGCTTTGGAAAGGATATGCTGAAGAGGAAAGGGTAAAATAAAGCCGGACTTACCAAGTTCGGCTTAGCTATTGTATTATAGTTCCACATCAAAGAGTGCAAATACAAGATTTTGGAGTTCATGCAAATAAGTTATTTTTCTTATGGCAAAATGGCTATCTCCAACCTTAATGAATACCTCGTGCCTCCCATCTCCTACTTTCTTGAGGCCTATATGAACGTGATTGAATATTCTACCGTCCAATGTCAAATCTTCAATTATCAAATCGTCAGTAAAGCCATATTTATCTTTTACATCAATATCATATAATGAGATTCCATGTATTGATGTAAACTCATTATGAGATATTGATTTAGCTGTAGCAGATTCTTCTTCAATTTTGATTATAACAGATGGATTTTGGGTATAGTCCCCACCTTTTACAGTGTTCCCGATTCTTAGTTCTCTTACATTGATCATAGTATTACCTCCTATTTTATTGGTTTATTCGCAAACATACCTATAAATTTTGACAATTCAAATAATTGAAAGAGAAATGAGTAGATAATAAAAAAGTTACCAAAGTTTCAAGACCTGGTAACTATTGTTTGAATGCTCCATATTTGTTTGGCGACACATGGGGCGCTTTGGTGGTTATTGGATTATTTGGGCTTTATTACTTGTTTTAACGTGTTTGCATACTCTCCCAAATCACTAAGGAGCTGATTCATTTCAGGAGAAAGATTTTGTTTCTTCATTGCTAACTCTAATTGATATGCTAATTCATTTTGTACTTTTTCAAATTCTGCATGTTTTATTGTTGAGTAATTCTTGTTAATTTTACTATTGAACTCTAGTAAGAAGTCAATTAAATCATTGAATTTACTAATAATTTCTATAAGTGGTAAATTATTTAGTAATAGCATAGAGTCATAATACTTAATATAATCCATATTAACATGCCCAGTACTATTATTTCTTATTTCTTTTAAGATGTTCCTATGTTTTTTAAGTTTCTCCATTTTTTGAAGAAAAGTCGAATAATCTTCTAATAATTCATTGTTATTTTGAGACTCACTTTTTATATAAGGGGTATATTTATCTAAATTCAATAGCGTTTCATAGATCGTAAGGCATAAGTCTTTCTCAAAAAAAATAACATCTTTACCACTCCTTGATATCAAGATATGCTTTAGAATAACTGCGGTATTGTATTTTGCTATAAAACAGGTTAATATAAGGTACATCCCCTTTTTAACATTTTCATAATCTTTGGAATTCTCTATAGAAGATATTGAATGGATATCTTTATGTAAATCCTCAAATATTTGTATTTTTATTCTTGCTTCTTTGAGACTGTCAAAACAACAATCAATCGTTTGACTTAAGGCTTTTATTGTGGCTTCTTTTTCCATACTTTATTCCTTTATCTTAAACTTATTTCACAATTGGGATACGTGATTAATAATAAAGCCGGAGTTTATTGCTCCGGCTTTATTATTAATATTTGATGTTGAAGCAAATGTTTCTGAATGTGAGGGCCCCCTTATTTGTTATGACATGATTTCATTTATTTTATCAAAAGAATCAAAACGAGAGAAATCAATAATATACTTATTGCCTAACTTTGCTAATTCCTTTTCGTATGATTGGCATTTTTCTTTATATTTTATTTCATAAGTATCTTTTGCTGGTTCTGAATTCATTCCCGCATTTTTAGTTTCTTTATGTAATCTTGCAACATCATTTACATAGCATTTGTTATAAATATCAAACGCCTTATCAGGATGTCCAAATATAATTTCTTTTTGTGCAGCTTCAAATGAAGTATCTGCATTATTAATTAGGTTGCTTTTTATTCTTTTTACATTGTCTGTCATTACCCATATTTTGAAAAAGAGGATAATTTGGAGAATACCAAAGATGATTATTATCCATCCAATAAGATTTTGCATGTCTTCCATGATTGTTATTTTTTAGTTAAACATTTCGCAAAACTACAAAGAAATCCCATTCATTCAAACTTTCTCACGACAATCTTTACTTTGTCGTGTAACTGCTGCTGTAGAAATAGAAAAATCAACTCTTTAAACTTACATTTATCAAATATTTCACAATCTGTCCAATGTGAAGTATTGAGTACCTAATTGATAGATAAATAGCTGTTTAGTATCTATTTTTGAGGAAATATCCAACATTAAGGCTATTGTTGGATATTGAATAAGCGATTTTAGTAGAGATAGTGGGAGAGTGGTTAATTTTGAACATTAATTAAAATAAAAATATATGGCAGGGTTGAATTTTGATATTACGGCAAATAATTCTGATTTCCTTAAAAAAACAGAAGAAATAAAGAAGGGAATTAGAGAAGCTGCAAGAATTATAGAAGAAGAAGGCAAACGTTTGGAAGGATTCGATTCAGAAGTATTGAAGATGTGTACTAATCTCAATAAATATTTTGATAGCTTATTAGATAAAATAGAAGTGATGTCTTCTATGCTTCAGTTTGGAAAAGTTGAGTTAAGTGCCCCTTCTGTAAAATCAGATGGCGTTTCTGTACAGCAATTAGATGAATTTCGCTCCAAGAATGCAGAATTGACGGCACAATTAGAAAAACAAAAAGAGGAGATTCGGACGCAACAAGAAGAATGGAATAAACTTGCTACAGCTATCAAATCAAATAATGTAACTGCTATCGAGCAATATAAGCAGGCTACAAACTCTTCTTCTGATTCTGTGAAAAAAGCAAAGGTGGAGTTAAAAGACTTGACTAAGGATTTGAATGAGAATATTAAATACTATGATAAACTAGCGTCACAAATTGCATCCTATAAGTCCATTCTGGATAGGTTGTACACAGCTAAAGATAAAGGACTCACTCGTGTTCAAATAGGTGATGGAGCCACTGCATTGATATCAAGTGAATTAGAACGATTTAAACCACAACTTGATGATGTAATTCAAAAAAGTAAAGAAATAGCCTCTCAGATATCAGAACAAAGAAAGAGACAAACCGAGCTTAATACAGTTATTGAACAGGGAAACGAAAAACACTTAAGAACGCGTACTCTTATCATGGATGCCCGTGAACAGCTAATTCAGATGCGTGCTTCTGGAATGCAAAATACGATACAATATCAACAGGCAGGGGAGGAGCTAGGCAAAATGCGTTTGCAAATGAAGCTTGTAAATGCTGAAATGGAGTTTCTTGCTAATCCTAACAAAGGTCTTGCTACACTAAAAGCCGGTTTGTCAGGTGCTGCTACATCTGCAAGTTTGGTTGTCGGTGTTATGGGCTTGTTTAATGATAAGAGTGAAAAGATGGCTGAATTGCAGACTAAGATTCAATCATTGATGGGGATAGTTGTCGGGTTGGAAGGAACTTATGGAATGCTTAAGAAATCCAATACCGTGATGCTCGCAATTGAGAATGTCCGTCGTAAAGCTATTATTGCATCTATGGCGTTAGAGAATAAAGCCAAGACTACCAACATAGCTCTTACTTGGTCAGAGGTAGCAGCCCAAAAAGCATTCAACCTTGCAGCCAAGGCGAATCCTTATGTGTTATTAGCTACTGCAATACTTTCTGTTGTCGGTGGAATATATCTACTAGTGAAGGCAAATAAGGAAGGGGCTAAAGCGCAAGAAGAAGCGAATAAAAAGATAGAAGCGGCAAAGGCTATGCAAGAATCTTATATGCAATCATTTTCATCAATAGCTTCTGCGCAGATGGCTACATATCAAAAACTGAAAAAAGAATATGATTCATTAGGGAATAGTTTAAAAAATAAGAAAAAGTTCATTTTAGAAAATCAAGAATCGTTTCATCAACTCGGATTAGCGGTTAATTGTGTCTCGGATGCGGAAAATATCTTTATAAATCAATCTAATGCAGTTACAAATGCAATAATGCAGAGAGCAAAGGCAGCGGCTATTGGTAAGATTGCACAGGAAAAGTGGGAAGAATATTTCAAAGAAAGAGAAAATAGTATAGCATTGCAAAGTGGGTTGTCTGCAATGTCTAGTAAAGTCGAATATGTAGATGGAATGCCTACTAGAAAGCTGTCTTTTGATAAAAATAAATCAGATAGCTTAAAGCAATCATTAGAGAAATCTATAGATGGAGATGAAAAGATTAAAGCACTAAAGAATGGGGCTGAAAAATGGAGTGAACTACAGATTGAAGTAGAGAAAAGCATCAACGAGGTACTAAAACAAGCGGGGATAGATATATTTAATAACAACACTTTCAAGCAAGAAAACGCTGCCGACAAACTCCGCAAAGAGCAAGAGAAGTACAACCTTCTTCTTGACCAACAGAAGCGTGAAGCGGCACGCATGAAAACCGATTCCCAACACGAACTAGAACAAATCGAAATCGACGGGCTGGTCGAAGGAAGTGAAAAGGTTCTTAGACAAAGAAAGCTCAACCACGATAAAGAAATAGAAGAAATCAAGCGTGAAGCCGAAGACAAGAAGCTGAAAGAAATAGAAAAAGCTCGGTCTGCATTTGAAGCAAATCCAGCCAATGCAAAGAAGACTTTCGATACTGACAAGTTCGTCAAATCAGAACCGGTAAAGAAACAGTTTGCTTCCTTCGATAAGACAGCTGAAGCCAAAACTAAGGCTGAAAATACTAACTACAATCGTGGAGATGATTTAAAGGGATTGCTGGACGAATACCAAGACTATACGGACAAGCGTCTTGCGATTGAACGAAAGTTCAACGAAGATATTGCTACTCTGCAAGAACAGCGCAAACAGGCGGTAAAGAATGGAGATACAGAGCAGATGGGGCAAATAGACCGTTCTATAGCAAAGGCTACTTCTGACAAAGGTAAGGAGTTGATGAAACATGATTTTGATGTGTTGAAACAATCTCCTGAATATATTCGTGCCTTTGAAGATTTGCGTAATACTTCATCTGAAACACTTAATTCTCTGTTAAAACAATTAGAGAACGCCAAGCAAACTGCTGCTCAAACCCTCAACCCTGAAGACTTACGAGGATACACTACCACTATTCAGGAAATCATGGACGAGTTGGATGCCCGTAACCCTTTCCAGTCCCTTGTTGACCGACAGGCAGAGTTGGCAGAAGCTGAAAAGGAGCTTGCGGAAGCAAAGAGAAGTCTTGATAAAGTGAATTCTGGTGAAAAAGTTGTATCAGGTACAAAATTAAATACGAAAACAGGGAAAATTGATACTACTTATCTTTCTGCTGCCGAAGCCTTAAAGCGATATAATGCGGCCAAAGACAAGTCTCAAAAAGCTAATAACAACTTTGTTAAAGCGGAAAAAACAGCAAAAGAAAAAGTTGACGAACTTGCGAATGCAGTAAAAGGAATAGGTAATAGTATTGGTGGTACATCCGGCGAAATAATTTCTTTGATTGGCGATGTCGCTTTATTTACTACTGGAACAATTGATGGTATAACTAAAGTTGCTAAAACTGGCGCAGATGCTATGTCCGCAGTAGAAAAAGCATCTGTCATATTGGGAATTATATCAGCAGGTATTCAGCTTATGCAGCAACTAAATTCAATTCTTCCAACTGCTGATAATCAATATGAGAAATTCGCTGAAAAGGTCGCAGAAATTAATAAGCTAACCGATGCTGTAAATGAGTACCGTATAGCTGCACTTGAAGCACAGCAGGCAGAAGCTAACTGGTTCTCTGAAGATAATCTGAATAACTTACGTGATTATAAGGAGTTACACGATGAAGTAGCGGAAGCGTATAAAAATAAAGCAGAAGAATCACAGGCTACTTATCAGAATAAAAGCGGTGGTGGATGGTTTATTAATTCATGGAATTGGTTTTTGGACAATACATACGGGAAAATTTGGGGTGTTGATTTTGCCCGAAAGTACAAGGAAGGGCAAACAGCGGCAGTAGACAACTTGCGCATAGAGACCAGATCACGTAAAAAAGGCTTCCTTGGTAGTGGTATTGGTGGGCGTTCTCAAGAGACAGAGGATTTGGTTTCGTGGGCAAGGAGTAATGGATTCGGTGAATTATTCGATAATGAAGGGTTAATCAATAAAGAAGCTGCTAATGCTATATTAAATCAATATGGTGATAAATTAGTAGGACAGACTAAGGAAACATTAGAGTCGCTAGTTGAACTTCGTGAAAAGTATGATGAATATTTAGAGCAGCTTCATGAATATGTAAGCTCTTTATATGAGCCATTAGTCGATAATTTCGTGGATAGCATTTGGGATTGGCTGGATAGTGGGAAAGATGCTTTAGCTAGTTTTAAAGAATACGCTTCTGATACATTCCGGGATATTGCAAATGATATGCTGAAAAGCATTGTTTTATCTAAGATATTCGGAGAGGGTGAAAATAGTTATCAAAGTAAGATAAATAAAGCGTATGATGATTATGCTAAAGGATTAATTGATGAAGTCGAACTAAACAGACAAGTATCAAAGCTTACGGCTGATCTAATGAAAAACGCAGAAGAACAACTTCCAGCTATACAAGGAATGGCAGAGAATATATCAAATACAATAAAGGATACAGCGGGGATTGATATTACTCAATCTGAATCTGCGTCTCAATCCTCTTCCCAAAAAGGATTTGCTGCCATGTCTCAAGATACAGGCGAAGAACTTAACGGTCGTTTTACCGCTTTACAGATATCCAATGAAGAAATAAAGAACTCCATGTTATCCATGTTAGTGTCAATGAACCTTATTTCAGTGACAGTCGGGAATAATAGCATAACCCTGACAGAGATAAGGAACCTTGCTATTTCTTCTAACAGTTATTTGGAAGATATAGCAGGATATCAGAAGAGAATCATAAATGAATTTGGTAATAAGTTGGATAGTATAAATAGCGGAATTAAACAATTTAATAGTAAATAATAAATAGAAGTGATAGTATTCCAATGAAAGAAGAATTATTCATAAATGGCAAGGATGCTTACGTAGAATGGGGAATAAGCATGGATGATACCTCATTATCTGCATTAATGACTCCTGCCCCTAGTAAAGCATTCATAGAGAATGAGAGCCGATTAGAGCATGGGAAAAGGGTAGTTATTGCCAATCCAAGGGTAGATGTGAGAAATCTAACCCTTCAGATCAATCTAACGGCTTCCAGTGAGGAACAATTTTTTGCTCGTTATAGCAGTTTCTGCGAGGAACTAGCTACTGGAGTTCTTGAAATAAAGACCAAGTATCAACCTGCTGTTGTATATAAAACGATCTATCAATCATGCAGTCAATTCAGCCAGTTCATGAGAGGAATAGGCAAATTTAGCTTAAAACTCAATGAACCTGACCCGTCCAACCGTGTTGAAAATATCTAATTTACGACATTGATTTCATTGTCGTATCTGTGAGTGCTCAAAATTGGGCACTCTTTTTTTTATCTCCGAACTTTGGAAATGTTATGATAGATATCAAAGACATATTCGGAAACATACGCTATTCTACTCCAATTAATGAAGGTAGTAAGCGCAAATATCTCTTGATGAAGGAGGATTATATCACATTGAAGTTTTCATTGGATGATCCTGTACACTTCAAGTTAGGAGATGGTATAGATAACGAGTTAGGCGTCTTTGAACTTGTGGACTTGTATAAGCCTGCTTATAACACATCAACAGGTGGCTATGACTACGAAATCCGTCTTGATGCTTACTATTGGAAGTGGAAAAACAAGAAGTTTTTCTATAGTCCTGATAGCGGTAGTCGTGAGGCAGGCTGGAATCTTACTGATACCTTAAAGGTTCACATGGATGTGTTTCTGAAGAACTTGGAAGTCCTAGGTTATAAGTACCATGATAAAACGTTTAAATGCGAAATAGATGAGACGGTAGATACTTCTTCTAAACTGATCTCATACGAAAACGTTAACATGATCGATGCCCTCAATCAAATGGCAGAGACTTTTGAGTGTGAGTGGTGGGTAGAGAAAGAAGTGATTCATTTCGGTCGTTGCGAGGATGGCGATCCTGTTGACTTCGAGCTAGGAATGAATGTCAGCAAGATGGATAGAAGTGATAGTCAAGATTCATACGCAACTCGTATTTATGCATTCGGGTCAGCACGGAACATACCGCCAACATATCGTAAGAAATTGATCTTTGATGTCAAGCAAGTAAGCGGTCGTGATATAGCTGACACTTCGAGAGTGCTTGACATAAAGTATTTTCCCACTATTTCAACTACTGGTGAAAGATTAGAAGGGAAAATATATATTAGCGGTAGCGTTGTCAATGACAGTAGAGAATATAAATGTGCAATCATCAAAACTTTTATTGGTGGTACTTATTCCGTGTTAAAGACAGCTGTTCAGTTTATGATTAGTGGAATAACTGGTACTGGTTCAACGGAATATTACCCTCCTGTAGGAACGTATTATTATCAGTTGGATTTATATTACACAAAAGATGGTAAAACTCATACTGTGTATAGTGCGAAAAAGGAGCATTACCATGCGGATAAAAACATAAATGGATTCAGAGATGCGTTTGATCTTCCTTCAAACATCAGTGTAGAAAAAGGAGGCTCTAATTTAGAAGCAAAACTAATGGTGAGAGCACAAGCTAATGAATCTCCTCGTGGTGTTAGTGCCCAGATTCTCTCATTTGATCTTATTCTAGAGAATTTGGCCCGGTCCGCAAAGACTACAATTACGTTCGTTTCTGGTACAAATACAGGGAAGTCATTCAATGTTGTGTACAATTCTGGTCTTTTCACTGGAAGCGCAGCCAATATTATACAACTTCCTGAAGGGATAACCGCTTCATTGGGTGACAAATATATTATTGATAACATTATAAAGAGTAATGTCCCGTCAAGCTACTTCTCAGACGACAAAGGTTCTCAAACCGCTGAAGGTGTTGTAACCAAACATCTCATGATGCCCGAAGGTGTATCATATATTGATGCCTATGAAGGTATGACAGAAGAGGAAGCAGTTGAGCAGATTGTTGTCTTTGATGATATCTATCCTAGACGTGAAGGAGTAACCGCCAGTGTGACAACTCATACATATACTGATACTATAGATAATCCGGATGGAACAAAAACTTCGAAAGATTGGTTGGCATGGAGATTTAAAGACTCAGACCTGGGATTCCATTTCTCAAACGAATATCGGTTAGATGGAGAAGATTTGCGTATAGTCTTTCAATCCGGTCCTCTAGCCGGCATGGACTTTGAAGTAACATTCAATCCTTACGATTCAGCTGGAGGCGATAAATATCAGCCTGAAAAATCAGAAGACGGAACCTGGAACAAGGATGCGCAGGTCTACGAGATCATACGCAACGATGATTATGGTAGAATGCTTCCTGATGAGATCCTGCATCCCACGGAAAAAGGTGGAAATAAATATATCCTCTACGGCTACGATCCCCAATTCGTTTCTGATGTAATGATCCCCAATGCGGAGAAAGAAGTCGAGGAACGGGCAAGAGAATATATTGAAGAGCTTAAACAGGACCCTTCTACTTACAATACCACCATGATGTCGGATTATATCTATGGCATTAATCCTGAAACGGGTAAACAAGATCCCGACTTTGCCAAGAGTTTCACCGTTGGTCAGAAAGTGAACCTTATTAATAAGGCATACTTTGAAGAAGGTCGTATCTCTCGTATCATAGGGCTTGAATATAACCTTGATATCCCTTATGACTCTCCGATATACACTGTCGGAGAAACAGCTCCTTATTCTCGTATTGGCGAGCTTGAAAACAAGATCGACTCTCTTACATACCGGAAGGAAAAGAGCAAACAGCAAGTAATTAATAACGGGAGCTCTTCTTCGGGTGGAGGAAGCACTATCGCAAAGTTAATACAGACTATAAATGTAACATCCAGTAATGTAGGATATATAAAGACCGGGGATATGATTCCGGCTGGAACTACATTGGAAGAGATCTTTATTAATATGCTTTCTCAAAAGGCTTCAGCAAAATTAGAAGGGAAACTGTCGTCTTCTAATGATGTTGAATTTGGTACCCAGAAAGGCTATATCACTTATACAGCATATCGAAACGGTCAAGGCCCTATGGAACAAGCTTATTATGATAATAACCCTAACAACAAACTAATTTTTTCGGAAGAAGTCGGTGGCGTGCAGACTACAACGAGACAACTGCAAGGTAATTACACACAGGGAGAAACCTATTTTGCTACAGTCATATATGCTGCGAGTGAAGATGGTTCGTTGCCCAAGAAAGAATTGACTAGCAAGATCAGCGTGAATGTCAAACGTAAATGGTTCGCAGGGGTATGCTCCTCTATTCCTCAGTCATCTGCTGATATAAGGGCATTGGGCACAAGTGGATTCTATACCGGTCCCGGTACCTTTAAGTTCCCTGCATCAAACTGGAAAATAGTGGCTGTATGTGTTCCTTCAGGCACACTGTCAGAACTGTCTCTGACTTCTTATCCCGCCAACTTTGCAGAAGATAAAGAATACTGTATAGGTCCTATCAAGATATCAGTAGAAGGCGCAAACAGTAGCGAAGCCATTGATTATAATCTATGGTACCTGCAAACCGGTGGACTCAACGACCCGGATACATTCACTTTTAAAATAGTATAAGGATATGGTAAAACTGAATATAAAAGGTTCAAGCTTCGCCGCTCAATATAGAAGAACAACGGGTCGTTTTATCGACTCTACGGATGGCTGGGAATCACTGGAGGAAGCAACCCGATATGCACAGAATATTGAAGAAGAGGAATATTTTCCGATTGATGGACAAATTATAACAGTCAAGGAAAATGGGAAAACAAATGCTTATATACTCGTTCCTGATGAATCAATTCCCGTTACTAATAAGCGTAAGCATTACAAGCTCGAACCCATCTCCTCTAAATCATTCGGTGATGATCGTTATGCACGTAAAGACATCAAAGATACTTTCAAGAAAGGCTTTACTTCTAAAGAAGGCTGCGATATCGAGGGCGGCTTGAATGTCGGTAAAATGACCCGGCTGTCCGGTGGTGTAGTTGTCGCAGCAGACACCAATTATTCTTTAGCAGAATCAGAAAAAGAAAATCCCGAGAATAAAAGCACTATGGCAATAGGATTAACAGAAATACCAGGTAATGGCAGCGGATTCGGCCCCAGTTCCCTGGGCGAAATGGACAACACAGACGAATCATTTGATACTGTTCCTGATGGCAATTACATTTTTCAGAAACGGGCAGGCGTATTCTACCCTGTCAAATCTGCTGCAGGTGGTGGAGGAACAAAGCTCACGCTTGCCTTTGTCACTCCGTCAAATGCAACGGCCGTTCATGGTAAGGAGACACTGATCAAGTACACATACTCATCTACCTTGTCCGGAGAGGAAACCGGCGAAGGTATCGCAACATACACCTTAAACAATAAACAGGTAGCCTCTGAAGCAATCAACCAAGGCGAAGTTTCATTCAACATCGGCAAATACCTGATACTCGGTGACAACATCCTCGTCATACAAGTTACCGACAGTTACGGAGCTACCCGCAAGCTGACATTCAAGATCAACGCAGTAAGCATCTCAGTTACTTCTACATTCGATGATTCAAAGGCTTATGTCGGAGCGATCTCATTCCCTTATACCCCGATGGGTGCCGTAGAGAAAACCATTCACTTTGTCGTTGATGGCAAAGAAACGGGTACCTACACCACATCTGTGTCTAATCGTCAGCAGACATATTCAATCCCGGTACAGGCGCATGGTGCACATACGCTCGACGTTTATGCGACAGCAACGATCAATGATACCGAAGTAGAAAGCGATCATCTACGCTATGATATTATCAGCATTGTATCCGGAAACAACACACCGGTTATTGCGTCATCCTTCAGGACTGCCGAAGTGGAACAATTCAGCACACTCCTGATTCCCTACATCGTTTATAATCCTACTACAACGACAAGTGATATCACCCTGTCAGCTAATGGAATCGAAATTAGTGATCAAACGATAGACCGCACGCGACAAACATGGAGTTACCGGGCAGAAACTCCCGGAGAACTGGAACTGAAAATAGCATACGGATCTGTGACCAAAACATTCAACCTGACGGTTACGGAATCAGAGATCGATGTTCGTCCGGAGGAAGCGGATCTCGTTCTCTTCCTCACTTCCGTAAACCGCAGCAACAACGAAGAAGGAAAAAACATCTGGAACTACGGAGAGATCTTCGCTGTACTTATCGCATTCAACTACGCAACGAACGGATGGATCAAGACAGTTGACGGATTCATAGCTCTTCGCGTTAATGGCGATGCACGTGTAACCATCCCCTACAACTCCTTTGCCAACGACTTCCGTTCTACCGGTAAAACAATCGAATTCGAATTTGAAACCAGAGACGTTACCGACTATGATTCAGTCATCCTCAGTTGCATGAATGCCGGCATCGGACTTGAAGTGACTGCACAGAAAGCTATATTCAGATCAGAACAGACCTCTATCGAAACACAATTCAAAGAGGATGAACGTGTCCGGATCTCCTTCGTGATCGAAAAGAAAGCGGAGAACCGGCTGATCTTCGTCTACATCAACGGTGAGATCTGCGGACTGATCCAGTATCCGGAACAAGACAACTTTACTCAGCCCAATCCTGCCGGGATCTCGATCGGCAGCAGTGACTGTACCGCAGATATCTTTAATATCCGTGTCTATGACAATGCCTTAAACCGCTATCAGCTTCTCGACAATTACATTGCCGATATGGACAATCTTGAACTGAAGCGCAAGCTATATGCCCGGAACAACATTTATGATGATTATGGGAATCTCAGCTATGAGAAGCTGGCGAATCAGAATATCTCATTCACCATCGTCGGTGAGCTTCCGACTTTCAAAGGAGACAAGAAGACTGTCACCCTTGTCTATGAGGACAGGGAACATCCTGAACGCAGCTGGGTAGCAACCGGAGTAGAGATCGATGTACAAGGGACTTCATCACAGTGGTATCCGCGAAAGAACTTCAAGACAAAATGCAAGCAGGGATTCACCATGACCGCTACTGGTGAACATGTCGATAAGGTAGCCATCTTCGAAGAGGAAATACCTGTAAACGTATTCTGCTTCAAAGCGGACTTCGCCGAAAGCTCAGGTGTACACAATACCGGTATGGCCCGTTTGATCGACTATATCCTTCGTGGCATGGGATTCCTTACTGAAGCACAGAAGGCTGATCCCCGCGTCCGAACGACAGTCAACGGTCGCCCGTCGGTGATGTGGCATCAAACATCAGAAGATGCTGAGAGAACATCACTGGGCAAATACAACTTCAATAACGACAAGTCAACGGATGAAACATTCGGATTCAAGGCCGGCTGTGAAAGTTGGGAGATCCTGAACAACACTTCCGATCGTGTACTCTTTAAACGTTCGGACTATATCACCGTCGACTCGGAAGGTAATATAGAATGGCTGAAAGACTTCGAAGCTCGTTATCCGGACGGAAACGAAGACTACACGAATCTAAAGCGCCTGACCGACTGGCTTGTCTCCGTAAAGGATAACCCGACGAAGTTCCGGGCCGAAGCTGATCAGTATCTGGACATGAATTTCATGTTATCGTATTACACAATAACAGAACTCTTTGCGATGGTCGACCAGCGTGCTAAGAATATGTTCCTGACTACCTTCGACGGAATCCACTGGATCTGCATCTTCTATGATAATGATACTGTGTGCGGACTGAACAATGAGGGCGTAGCAGCATTTGACTATACGGTTGAGTATCACGATCAAATCGGTAACAAGGATGTATGGAACGGTGCAGAGTCAACTCTCTGGAATAACATCGAACAGGCATATTCCAAAGAGATCGCAGCCATGTATGCTGAAATGCGGTCAAAGAAGCTGCTCACTTATGAAGAATGTATCCGCTTCTTCGACACCGAACAGGGAGATGCCTGGTGTGAAGCGGTCTACAATGAGGACAGCTGGTACAAGTATGTCCGTCCATTACTCGATGAAGGGAATGGATCATACCTGTATGCTGCCCAGGGAAGCCGCAAGATGCACCGTCGCTGGTGGCTGTACAACCGATTCAAATACATGGACTCTAAGTATATTGCCGGCGACTACAAGAATGACTTCGCAACCCTTCGACTCTATACCCCTTCAGAATGGGAAGGAGTAGAACCTAATGCGGATATGACCATCACATCGTATGCCGGGCAGTATGTCAACGTCCAGTACGGATCATATACAGTCGGCACTCGGTCACAGAAAAATGTACCGGTACATATTAAAGCTCCCGCCATCCAGTTCAACGATACTGAAACGATCATTTTTGGCGCCGGTCAGATCAGCAGCCTGGGGGATCTATCCCCTTTGTATCCCGGTTCGGTCGACGTATCGAAGATGACCAAACTGGTGGAGCTGATTATCGGGTCCGAAGCAGAAGGCTATCGAAACACGAATATGGAAGTGCTCTCAGTTGGTGCAAACAACCTGCTTCGCAAGTTGGATATCCGTAACTGTCCGAACCTGAAACAAGCAATTGACCTTGCATTATGTACCAATATCCGCGAGATATGGGCGGAAGGAACTGGAACATCCGCTGTAGTATTGCCTGAAGGCGGTAACTTGACATTACTCCATCTCCCGAACACCATCACAAACTTAACGGTCCGGAATCAGACTGAACTGACCGATGCAAAATTGGTACTTGCAGGGGTACAAAACCTTTCGACAATCAGATGGGAGAATACTAACAAAGCTAATGTCTTGTCTATCATTGACAGATGCTTCGCGCTTGATACTATGAAGTTAGAGCGTGTACGCTTGATCGGTGTAGACTGGACATTATCTACCCTTGATCCTATCATAAAACTAATCAGTTTGAAAGGACTGGACGAAAACGGCAACAATGTAGACAAGGCGATCATCACCGGTAAATGTTATGTCTCTGTAGCTACCGATTCTCAAATCAACAAACTGAAGGCAGCATTTCCCGAATTAGCTATCACATATGGTCAATTGAAACCTGCTCCTGTGACGACTTTCACCTTCAGTTCTTCTCAGCGTAAGTCTCTTGCTAATTCAGCCTTCGAATGCGCCTACGAAGTTGAGAAAGTAAACGAATATACCTACAAGGTAACTTCTGAAGACAACATAACGATTGATTTTACGTTCAAATGTGAAAATCACGAAGATTTTAAGGGTTCATACCTTGTAGCAGGTACACGTTCTCAGAGTTATACTGTGACATATATTCCATTACGAAAGATTCGTGTAGGAGTTTATAACCAATCGGTATATGTCCAAGGTGCTACTGTCACAATTGGAGACCGATCATACATTTCTGATGCTGACGGATATGTTACTTTACCGCGTGGAGGTGCGGCTATATCCGGAACCGTGTCTGCATACGGATATGCAAGCAATACCTTCTCATATGGTTCCATAACATCTGATACTACAAACACTGTGTATGTATATGGCGTCGTGGATGTTAAGTTTATCGTAGAATACAATTCATCGCTCATTGAAGGTGCTACCGTAAAATGTAATGGAGTGACAGGAACGACTAACCAGTACGGTGAATGCACTTTATCATTGGGAAAAGGAACCTATGAATATTCTGTTACCCATGACACATATTATGAAAAGACAGGTAATATAACTGTTGGGACGTCTGCAACATCCTTAACTGTATATGTAGAACCAAACACGGTCGAAGTAAAGTTCATAGTAAAAGACGGCACTGTACTTCTATCCGGAGCTACTATTCAATGTGATGGGAAAACAGGGATTACTGATGCCTCCGGAGAAACGACATTGGTAATAGGTAGCAAAAAAACTCATGAATACACCGTATCTAAAAATGGATATTTCAGCGTAACAGATAACGTTACTGTTAGTTTAACCGCCATTACAGTCAACGCTGCCATGAGGCTTGATATTGAATCTTTCAAACCGATAGAGAATGGAAATATTCAGATGCTTGTTACTGGAGAGAACATTTCTCTCTATGTCACCTCAGACGCCACTGATTATATCATATCATGGGGAGACGGAACAGAAGATCATGCAGTCGGGCCAGGGAAGCTGACTTATGATCACACGTATGATAACTCAGATTTCCATCAGGTAGAAATCAAAAACTGTAGTGATGTGACCTATGCGATTACAAAAAGAAGTTTATCTCTTGTTGCATATTGGGATCTCGGAAATAGTAATGTAAATAACTTGAATTTCTCAGGTTTCTCAATGTTGAAGTATGTAGGACTTGTGTTGAAAAACGATACAGAGAGACAGTCTTTTTCCTATTGTTTCAATAATACAAGTTTAACATCTATTCCGCAAGGGTTGCTTGACAATTGCGTAGCTGCGACAAGTCTTTCAGGTATATTTAGGAATACCCTAATCTCATCAATTCCTGTAGGCTTATTTGACCATTGCACGAATGCCAGCACATTCAAATCAGCTTTTGAGGGAACATTAATATCTTCAATTCCTGATGATTTATTTAGATACAATGTAGGCGCCTCTGATTTCAACTTATGTTTCGCTAATACAAAAATCACTTCCGTTCCCGAACGATTATTCTACTATTGTACGAATGCATATTATTTTGGAGGAGCCGATAGTTGGAGTAATCCAGAAGGTTGTTTCTCACGTTCTTTATTGGAATCGGTCCCAGCAAATCTATTTATTAATAATAAGAAAGCGTTTGACTTTAGAGGATGTTTTCAATATTCAAAAATAAAGGTTTTACCTGCCGGTTTGCTTGATAATTGCCCTGTAACAAAGATGGAGCATTTCTGTTACACCTGTGATGAATTGAAACATGTGATACTTCCAGCTACAGTTCCGAATTTAGGAAATTATTCATTTGCCTATTGTCGTCAAATGAAATATTTCATTTCGACAGTAGAGACTCCCCCAATTATTGGCGCAAGAACATTCGCTTCGTCTTATATCTCTGTAAGGTTCCAAATATACGTTCCCAATGATTCTGTAGAAGCATATAAAACAGCAACTAATTGGACTGAATTAGCCGACAGCATCAAGCCTATGAGTCAATTTGCAATCGATTTCCCTAATGAAGAGGTATAATATGAAAATAGACGAATTAAATAATAACCATATCACTGCGGAAGAAGGCAAAGTATTCCGCAGAATTTCCGACAGCCAGCTGTTCGGGAATGAAATCTATCTCGGATACACCTACTACTTGTCAGGTGAGAAACTAGAAGAACCGCTTTTGGAACTCCCTGAACACTATGAAGAGATAGATGATCCTGCTGACCAAGAGACCGTTCTTATCGACGAAGATACACCGCTAGAGGATGAGGTAACTGATATTGAAGAAACAGAAACCATAGAGGATGAACCAAAAACTGATGTCGAACAAAAAAAGAGAATCACCGTAGCTGACTACCATAAACTAGAAAAGCAGGTGGCAATGCTTATACGAATAATGGGAGGAATAGAATAATGGCAGGACTAATCAATACCGGTATTTGGGGATTTATCTCCTCCGCTAAAGCAACAGGTAAGAAGATACTGAACGCTGCCGGTGAAGAAGTAGATGAATGGGTAAGTACATTCGTATCAGGCGTATCAGGCTGGTTGATTGACAAGCTCGGCAATGCTGAGTTTAAATCTGTCTTTGTACGTGAGAAGTTTATCACAAATGAATTTGTATACAACCGCATCCGGGTAACAGAGGATGAAGAAATAGTCACAAGCAGTATCAAGATCGCATCTTACTTCGATAACGGAGACGGGACATTCACTGTCTATCCGGATTTGAGAGAAGCGGACAATAACCCGCTTGCCGACAGTGACCTGTTGATAGGGTATTATCATAATCCCGGCAACACCGGCACAATTTACTCCGTTCAACAGTTTACCGCCATCTCTGATCCGGGCAGCGATCAGTCTATTCTCCTTGAAGCTGAAGGTGACAGTATCCCTTACCAGCACATGATCATTGCAAGAGTAGGAAATATAGTTGATGCAGAACGTCAATCATTCATCCGTATTTCATCAAGGACAAACTGCCAGTATTTTTATGACGGTATCGACAGCTGGGCGGCTTATTCCGATCCGGAACATGTAAGATGTACGCTTGGCCATGCAGATATCGGTCTGATTCCTGCCTGGGCAAAAGAAGCTGTAGGAAGTGTAAAACGTTGGTTTGGTTTAATCGCCGACGGAGTGATCATTCGTGGTACGTTCATCCTGCACAATGATAAGACAATCGAAGACGAATTGAACGGTCGTGAGATTCAGATACGCGGCGACTTCGAAATCAGGGAAGATGGGATCACCGGCAAATGGCAAGAAGTCATCAAGTACGCGAAGGAAGCTTCTGATTCTGCTAGCTCTGCTGCCGGATCAGCTACCACCGCAGGTGAACATGTGACCAAAATCGAAGAACTTTCTTCTGAATTTAATGTCAATTATGAAAAGTTGTCTGCTGACTTTACCCATAAGGTTAATACCGAGACGACGAATGCTCTGGGTGCTATCTCAACAGCCACAGAAGAAGCAACTGGTACACTTCGGCTCACTGCAAGGAACTTTGTACTTGCATTCACCAATCTCGTAGATACCAAAACAGAAGAAGCAACCGGAGCGATATCCGAAGCTAAAAAGAGTGCAGAGTCATCATTAACCATGACTGCCGAACAACTTGATCTACAATTCAAGAAAACGGTAGAAGAGAAGACGGAAGAAGCAACTGGTGCGATCACCGATAAAAAGGAATCTGCCGAATCAGATATTAAAGCTTCAGCCGAAGGATTGACAGTGACCTTCAACAAGAATGTTGAAGAAAAAATAAAGGAAGCTGACGGGACAATTACTACATCTAAAAATGATGCTAAATCAGAAATTGAGGCAACAGCAAAGAGGTTGAATATAGCTTTCGAGGAGAATGTTGAGCAGAAAACAATACACGCTAACGGTGAGATTAATGCGACAACAGAAAGCCGCAAGTCTGAACTTAACTTGACTGCTGAAAGGTTGACTACCAAGTTCGAGGAGGCCGTTACCGATGCAGAAGGGGACATCATTAAAGAAATCGGTACCCAGGTCACCCAAAACGCAAAAGAGTGGAAGGTTGAGGTTATGGGTACCGACAAGGACGGTAATCCCAACACGATTCTTGCTGCTATCAATGCCGACGAATCAGGAATTAAGATAGAAGGTGAACGTGTCCAGATTAGCGGCCAACTTTTAGTTGAAGCCATCATGACCACCGGTATAAACATTGATGATAAATTCATTGTATCGGTAGAGAATGGGAAAGCGAAAGTCACCATGAAAGGTGAAATCTATGCTGATAGCGGAACATTCTCCGGATTCTTGAAAATACCATTTAAAACTTTTAAAGAAGGAGCTATCCCAAATGCTGCTACCGGAGAATATACCGTATCTGACTATTTCAATCTTGAAGCAAAAGGGGAAGATACAGCTACTCGTCTAATTCTCAATTTACCTACTGATGAAAAGTATATTGGTACGGTCCTTACCGTCTATGATAATCCTGTAAAAACAAGAATAGCCCCTATCGTCGAGATTAAAGGAAGGATGTATCACCCTTTAAATGTCGATGTTTACGGACTAAAATTAGTAACAAAAATAGAAACAGGTAAAGGAGGAGTAATACAGTTTATCGGAGTTAGTCGCTACGATGGATGCGTATGGTATGTTATTACTGACAGTCTGGGAGAAAGTACCAGGACATAAATAATACATTATTAATCACTTAAAAATAGAACTTATGAAAAAGGTATTTTACGAAAGCTGGATCGCAAAGCATCTGCTGATCAACAATTGCACAACTATCACGCTGCTTGCGTGGGTATTCACGAAATGGTCCAAGATGGAGGCCAGGCAGTCTACAATCAATCACGAATGTGTTCATGCCCGGCAATGGATTGAACTGACTGTCGCATCCGGTATCCTGCTGTGGATCGGAATGCTGGTATTCGGATATTCGGCATGGTGGTTAACGCTGTCCGCAGCTACCTTCTATGTATGGTATGTACTAGAGTGGTGTATCCGCAAGATGATTGCTAGCGTACTCGCTGATTGCCGGGAAGACTACGATGCCTACCGGCTGATCTCCTTCGAACGGGAGGCACGATTAGCGGAAAAGGATAATAACTACTTAGAAAATTGCAGCTACTTCAGCGGTTGGTTGAGATATGTCTTTAAATAAAAAAATAAAAACCGCCTGCTCATCACGAGTTGGCGGTTACAAACACAAACAAAACAAAATAAGATGAAAGGACAGAGTCCCTTCGCCTTATAAGCGATACAAAGGTAGTATTAATAATTAGATAGAGAAAGTATATGGAGGAAAAAGCAATTCATCAGGCAGTAGCAGGAGTGTTTGCACCTATTGCCGGCAGCTTCGTAATAGATAGTCTGCAAATGATGATCCCTTGGCTGATAGCAATGTTCTGTGTGATAATCTGTGACTTGGTAACAGGGGTAAGGAAGAGTTTATTAACGCATGAGCATGTAAGGTTCAGCCGAGCATGGCGGGCCACTATGGGGAAGATGGTTACTTACTTTTCCTTTGTGGTTATGGTCGTCATGATTCAGAAAGCCTCTGAGATGTCTGTCCGTATTGATACGTATGCCTGCTTGTTTGTCTGTTTCATTGAAGGCTGCTCGATTATTAGTAATATCCTGAAACCGAAAGGATACAACTTCAACCTTGCGGCCGCCATCGGGGTATTTGCCAAGAAGGTATTCAGTGTAGAGAAAGAAGATATGAAAGATGTAATAACTAAAAAAGAGGAGGAAAAGAAATGAAAGTTTTGATTGACAATGGTCATGGAGAAAACACGCCAGGCAAGCGCTCTCCTGACGGAAGATTAAGAGAATGGGCATACACTAGAGAGATTGCCGATCTAGTAGTAGCTGGATTACGCAAAAAGGGAATTGATGCCGAGCGGATTGTGAAGGAAGATTCAGACGTTCCTTTGTCTGAACGATGTCGCCGGGCTAATAACATCTATAGAGATACAGGAAAGAAAGCTATCCTTGTGTCTATTCACTGCAATGCTGCCGGCAATGGCATTAGTTGGAAGAATGCGCAAGGATGGAGTGCATTTGTATCGAATAATGCGTCATTAAATAGCAAAAGGTTAGCCGAATCTCTGGCACAAGTAGCAGAATGTATTCCTGTGCCGGTTCGTAAGCCAATGCCCCAACAGCCATATTGGGAGCAGAACCTAGCCATCTGCCGTGATACGAATTGCCCGGCAGTGCTAACGGAAAACTTCTTTCAGGACAGCAAAGAAGATGTAGAATACCTTTTGTCTCCGGAGGGTAAAGATACGGTTGCCCGGATTCATATTGAAGGAATCTTGAAATACTTAGGCTTATGAAACGATTAATCTACGTATTTATCATTTTGCTGATGTCAGCAATATGGTTTTCATCCTGTCGGAGTATCCGACATATTCCTGTAGAAACCAAAATCCAACTAAAAGATTCGGTAATAACGAGAGATTCGGTTGTAATCAAGGAACAGACGGTTCGGAAAGACTCAGTTGTAATAAAGGACTCTACCGTAATCGTAGTCGATGAATCCGGAAACGTTATCCGGACAGAATTATATAGGTACCGTGACTGGTACAAGGAACTGTCACGTGATTACTCTGTGTTGCAGGCAAAGTATGATTCTCTTTTTAGTGAGAAGCAGAAGGAAATTCAGGTGCCATACCCAGTCGAGCGTGAACTTTCCTGGTGGCAATCTGTTAAGGTACAAGTCGGAGAAATAGCTATAGGCGTAATTATAGGTTTGATCATTATAATTGTTTGGCTAATCCGTAAGAATAGAAAGAAATAACTACTAAAAAATAACACTAAGATTCATAATAAAAAAACTTTGGGTGCCTCGGCTTGGGAAAGTCGGGGTATTTTTATGCAAATATGTATGTTCAATATATATATTTATGTAGGAATCTGGAATGAATTATAATTTGTTTCAATAGTAAAATTGATAAGCCAAAAATAAGTTGTATCTTTGTTCATATCTTATGTGAATAATATGGCTAAATATTTAGATATTTCAAATTGGAAAAGACAAATACATCTTCACACGGGAGGTACTAGGGATAAATTTATTACGATATCACCGAATGGAGACAAGTATTATTTCAAAACCTCTATGAAGAGAGAAAATAGGGATTATAAGTATGAGTTTTGGTCTGAAATTATTGCTTCAGAAGTTGGGATATCATTAGGCTTTAATGTTTTACGATATGATGTAGCTTCTTTTGATTCTACTATAGGATGTATATCTAAGTCTATTATTGATGAAGACAAAGAAGAACATCACGAAGGATATAGATACATAGTTCAAAAACATCCTGATTTTTCTGTAGAGTTTAAGAAAAAACATTCATTGCAATATATTTTTGATTCTTTGGAAAATGTGCATTTAGGTCATTTGAAAACTGATGTAATCAAAATGATCATTTTTGATGCAATTATAGGGAATACAGATCGTCATTCAGAAAATTGGGCGTTAGTTATAAACAAAGGATCTGACTATCAAGAAATAGAAAGAGTTATCTTAGATTATCAAAGGAGATCTATTTTTTCAAAAATATTATTGACTATTTTTGTTTTTATTAATAGTCGAACAACTATAAGATCAATAAATAAAAGATTTCAACGATTGAGATCCTCTTTTTCACCAATATATGATAGTGGAAGCAGTTTAGGAAGAGAATTATCCGCAGAAAGAATAAGCATTATACTAGATGATGACCAAAAGATGGAACAATATATTAAAAAAGGTCTATCTGATATTAGATGGAATGATAAACAGTTAAATCATCTTGAACTACTTAAGGTAATTAAATTAGATTATAGGAGTATTTTTGATGGAATAATACAAGAGGTTAAACAGAAATATGTAGAACAAAAAATAGTTAATATTGTTAATCACATAGATGATGATGTGCCTCCACTGTTTTCCGCATATAAAATTCCGGCTCCGAATCCTATATACCCCGTCTATATGACGCAGGCAGCCAAGAGACTTAAAGA